GAAATTTTGCAATCTTTAAAAAATTGCTTTTTAGAAATGCCTTTAAGAGACAATAATGCGTTAATTCTGGCGACAATAGGCGATTTAGACATAACTGTAGCTCCGATTTTGTATAAAATAAAACTTAGTTTTAGCTAACTTCCTATTGACATTCGCGCTAACTGAGTATATACTTAGTTGCAGAAAGGGCAATAAAAGAGTAAGCCCCCCTTGATACTTAGCGGACTGTAGAAATTATTAGTTTGTTGGCACTTCTTATAATATCACGGTTCGCTAAGTTGTCAAGCAAAACTTAGTATTTGGAGGTGAGAAGATGAGTTTTCGAAGCGCTCGTCATAAAGCTGGATTCAGCGTCCAGCAGGTAGCGGACGCGCTGAAAATCTCCGACGTGGCCGTGTATTACTGGGAGACCGGTCAGCAGGCCCCCCGCGCAAGCCGTCTGCCGGAGGTCGCCGCGCTCTACGGCTGCACGGTGGACGAGCTATTAAAGCCGGACAAGGAGGATACATGAACGATCTGGTTTATCTTTCCCCGAACACCGAAGAGCCATTCACGACATCCGAAGCCATTGCAGAGTGCGCGGGTGTAAAGCGAGATACGGTGCAGAAGTTAGTTCAGCGCCATGAAAAAGACCTCCGCGAGTTTGGTAAGGTCGGATTTGAAATCCGACCTTTGAGCGGAAGCAAAACAGGGCAGACAGTTAAGGTTTACCACCTGAGCGAGCAGCAGGCGACGCTTTTGCTTACGTTTCTTCGAAATACGCCGGTCGTCATTGAGTTCAAGAAAGAACTCGTTCGCCAGTTCTTCGCTATGCGCAAAGAGCTGATGAATATTAAGGCAATCAAGGCCGAGCGCAAGTCACTGCGTACCAGCATGACGGACGCTATCAAGGCGCTGCCGGACAGTCCACATAAGCAGTTCAAGTATAACCAGTACACCGATCTCGCATACATGGCGGCGCTCGGCAAAACGGCGCGGCAGCTTCGTAAGGAGCGCGGCGCGGAAAAGTCTGCAACGGCGAGCGATTACATGAGTTCGGACGAGCTTGCGGCGGTGTCAAAGATGGAAAACCGCATTTCGGTTCTGCTGGAAGTTGGCATGGATTACCAGCAGGTCAAGAATTGCTTGATGCAGACAAAAGCAATCGGGGCATAAGAAAAGCCCTGTTCAGCGTAGCAGGCCGAACAGGGCACCGGACAAATCTCACCACAAGATATTGTGTCCGTGCTTATTGTAGCACGCGAGAAAGGAAAAGGCAAGATGCTAAAGCCACAACAGTTAACGCGACGGCGAAACGACCTTGAGCGAGCCGTGCGCGGTGCGATGGGACGAGCATTGATTCGCACCAGCAAGGAGCTGGGCGAGGAAATTGGCTTGTCAGAAACACAAATCTGCAATCGCATGGCGGGGCGTTCCCGCTGGACGTTAGAGGAAATTTGGGAACTTGACCGAGTTTTGCAATTCACCGACGCGGAAAAGCTCATGCTGATCGGAGGCGCGAAATGATTGACACACTGGTTTTCGGCGGCATCGCCGCTGCGGTGATCGCGCTTAACGGCTGCGACTTCGTGACGAGCCTTGCTGTCATCGGCGCGTGCGCTGTGTGCAAGGTGCTGTATGATTTGCTGCCCTATATCGACAGGGGGTGCAGACGGTGAAATGCGAGCTGTACCATGACAATTTCCAGAACTTCAAGAAATACGGAATCCCAAAGGCGCAGCTCGTGATTGCGGACATTCCCTACAATATCGGCGCTGACGCTTACGGGAGCAATCCGACGTGGTACATCGGCGGCGACAACAAAAACGGCGAGAGCAAAAAAGCAAAGAGCAGCTTTTTCAACTCTGATGGCTATTTCAAGATCGCCGAGTATATGCACTTCTGCAACCGGCTTTTGAAGAAAGAGCCGAAGGAGAAAGGGCAAGCCCCCGCAATGCTTGTTTTCTGCGCGTTCGACCAGATGCAGACCGTCGTGGAGTACGGAAAACGGTACGGATTCAAGAACAGCTACCCGATGTTTTTCTGTAAGAACTATTCCGCGCAGGTGCTTAAAGCCAATATGCGAGTAGTAGGGGCGACAGAGTTTGCGGTAGTGTTGTACCGCGACAAGCTGCCGAAATTCAACAACGGGCGCGAGATCGGTGAAGATGGGAAACCGATTCGCGGCACGGGGAAGATGGTTTTTGACTGGCAGAAGTGGGAACGTGACGGCAAGGACATTCCCAAGATTCACCCAACGCAGAAACCGGTGAACGTCTTGAAGCGGTTGATTGAAGTTTTCACGGATCCCGGCGACGTTGTAATCGACCCATGTGCGGGAAGCGCGGCCACCCTCCGCGCGGCGTATGAACTGGGGCGGAACGCTTACGGATTTGAGATCGACAAGAACTTTTACAAGGCGGCGCAAGAGGAAATGCTCGCTCCGCTGTTTGAGAAGCCCGCACAAATCACGATGGAAGAGTTGACACGATGAGACGGCACGACAAGCGCACGAGAGAGCAGCGCAAGGCAGACGAATCGGCACTGATTGCGGCGGCGTGTCTGGGCGCGACGATCCTCTTGATCGTGGTCGCAATCTTAGCCACCAGCGCGCAGGCGGTCGAGACGGAACCAGAAGAAGCGCCGGCCGTAGAGGAGCATGACCCCGCGTGGGACATTCCCGCGACCGAGAACGCGGTGTGCAATGACGTTTTTCTCGGTGAGTTTACGCTGACGGCCTATTGCCCCGGACGCTGCTGCTGCGGCAAGTGGGCAAACGGCTACACCGCGACCGGCACGCTGGCGACCGAAGGACGCACGATCGCGGTCGACCCGAAGGTGATCCCTTACGGGACGCGCGTGCTGCTGATCTGGCCGGACGGCACGCAGCACAGCTATATCGCCGAGGACTGCGGCAGCGGTGTCAACGGCAACCACATCGACGTGTTTTTCAACGACCATCAGGCGGCGCGCATCTTCGGCGTGCAGAGCGCGATGGCGTATTTGGAGGGAGAACAATGATCTATCGCTGCACGTGCTGCCACCTCATTTTTGACGAGCCGGACGTTATGCGGCGGCGCGAGAACCTTGACGGTGAGCGCGGATATGTCCTCGTGACGGAAAAGTTCTGCCCGGACTGCGGCGCGGAGGAAGCCTATTTTGAAAACTACAGGGGAGAAGAAGATGAAGATTCAGAAAATCTCGACGCGCGGCATGAGCCGCGAAGAATGGCTTGAAGAGCGGCGAAAGAGCCTCGGCGGCAGCGACATGGGCGCCGTGCTGGGGCTGAACAAATACCGTTCGCCTTATACCGTATGGGCAGAAAAGACCGGAAGAATCGGCGAGACGCCCGACAACGAGGCAATGCGTCAGGGGCGTGACCTCGAGGAGTACGTCGCCAGCCGCTTTGAAGAGGCAAGCTGCCTGCCGGTGCGCCGCATGAACTACCTGATGTGCCGCGAGGACTGCCCGCACCTGCACGCGAACATCGACCGAAAGGTGGTCGGGGTCAACGCAGGGCTTGAGTGTAAGACCGCGAGCGCGCTGAGCCTCAAGCGCTACGAGGGTGGGGACTTCCCCGAGAGCTACTATGCGCAGTGCGTGACGTATCTTGCCGTGACCGGCTGGGCGCGGTGGTATCTCGCGGCGCTGGTGCTCGGCAAGGGCTTTTACTGCTACCAGATCACGACAACTCCCACCGATGACACACCGGAATGGTGCGAGAGCAGCGTATATGTCAGCCCGGAAGAGATCGAGGCCGTCAAGCGCTGCGCGGAGGACTTTTGGCACGACTACGTGGAGGCTGACAACCCGCCGCCGATGGACGGCGACGCGAGCACGACCGAGGCGCTTGAGAGCATCTACGAGGGCGGCGGCGGTGACGTGGAGCTGTTCGGGCGCGAAAGCCTTGTTGAGCAGTACCAGTCCTTGATGATCCAAAAGAAAGCCATTGAGAAGGACGCGGACGCCATCAAGCAGCAGCTGATGAAAGACCTCGGAGACAACGAGCGCGGCTACTGCGGGCGATTCACGGTCGACTGGAAGGGGCAGAGCCGCCGGACGTTTGATGCGAGGGCGTTTGCCAAGGATCACCCCGACATGGACTTGAGCAGTTACTACAAAACGACAAATTTCCGCAAATTTGCGGTGAAGGAGGACAAGGAAAGATGAAGGAAGGATTGATTCAGAACGCGCAGGGTGCGCAGGCCGTAAAGAAAGGAAATCCCACGATGCAGCAGTACATCAAGCAGATGGAGGGTGAGATCGCCAAGGCACTGCCGAGCGTCATCACGCCGGAGCGCTTCACGCGCATCACGCTTTCCGCGTTGAGTGCAAACAAACAGCTCGCGCAGACCACTCCGCAGAGCTTCCTTGGCGCGATGATGACAGCAGCACAGCTCGGCATGGAGCCGAACACGCCGCTTGGGCAGGCGTACCTGATTCCGTACCGCAATCACGGTCAACTGGAATGCCAATTCCAACTGGGATACAAGGGGCTCATTGACCTTGTGTACCGCAGCGGTGAGGTCAGCATCATTCAGGCGCAGGTCGTTTACGAGAACGACGAGTTTGAATATTCCTTCGGCCTTGAGCCAAAGCTCAACCACAAGCCTGCCAGCGGCGAGCGCGGCGAGCCGAAATTCATCTACGCGATGTTCCGCACAAAGGACGGCGGCTTCGGCTACGACGTGATGAGCGTTGAGGACGTTCGCAACCACGCGAAGCGCTTTTCCAAGGCCTACAGCAACGGACCGTGGCAAACGAATTTCGAGGAGATGGCGAAGAAGACTGTGCTCAAGCGCGTGCTCAAGTATGCGCCGCTCAAGAGTGACTTTGTTCGCGCGGTGGCGCAGGACGAGACCATCAAAACGAAAATCAGCGAGGACATGTATTCCGTGAGCGATGACACGGTCATCGAGGCGGAGAACTACACCGTGGATGAGACGACCGGCGAGGTCATCGAAAGCGACGGTGACGCACAGTGAGCGTGAATCGAATCTGCCTGATGGGACGCATCGGGCGTGACTTGGAGCTGAAAAAGACGCACAGCGGCGTATCCGTTGTGTCGTTCCCTCTTTGCCGTTGATCGCAACGGCAAAGAGGGCGGCACAGACTGGATCGATGTTGTCGCATGGCGCGGCACGGCGGAAGTGCTCTGCAACTACGCTGATAAAGGTCGCATGATTGGCGTTGAAGGGCACTTGCAGATGCGCGACTGGACGGACAAGAACGGCAACAAGCGCAAGAGCTACGAGGTGCAGGCTGACAGCGTGTATTTCGCAGACAACAGGCGCTCGGAGGACAACAACACTGCCGCACCGAAATACGCCGCAGAGAGCGCCGCAGGCGGCTTTGCAGAGGTCAGCGAGGACGACGGCGAGCTGCCGTTTTAAGGGAGTAGTCTATGGCAAAGAGCGGGATCGATTACTTTCCGCTTGATGTCACATTGAACGCAAAGTTTGAACTGATAGAAGCAGAATTTGGCTTGACAGGATTTGGTGTAGTCGTTCACTTGCTGCAAGAGATTTACGGCAAGGCGGGTTACTACATTGAATGGACAGAGGAGGTTGCGCTTTTGTTCGCCCGCAAGGTCGGGTTGGGTGGGAGCGTCGTTTCCGAAATAATAGAGGCTTCTATCAGACGAGGGATGTTCGACAAAGAGAAGTATGACAAGTACCACGTATTGACCTCTAAAGGCATACAGAAAAGGTACTTCGAGGCAGTCAGCCGCCGTAAAACTCTCGAAGTCGATTACAACATCCTTCTGGTCGATGTTGCCCGAATTTTGCCTAATGTTGACATTCAAGCGAAAAATGTAAACATTCTTTCAAAAAATGCTGACATTGAGAGACAAAGTAAAGTAGAGAAAAGTAGAGAAGAGAAGAGTAAAGAAGAGTATGGATGCGCGGAGCCGCAAGCGGCTCACACGCCGCCAATCGTCTCTCTCGTGCTTAACGATGGATCTTTCTTTGACGTCTTATCTTTCGACGTATCGAAATGGGAAGCGCTATACCCCAATGTCGATGTTAAGCAACAGCTGAGAAACATTGCCGGATGGTGTGATGCGAACCCTACCAAACGAAAGACACGTGGAGGGGTTAAGCGTTTCATTGCCGCTTGGCTTGCCAGAGAGCAGGACAAGGGCGGCAAAGCGCCGCAAAATACGCCGTTTGTCTACGGCGATGTATTCGCCGAGATGCTTGAGGAGGAAAAGAACCGTGGAAAGAGCTGACGTAATTCGCCTTTTGGGGCGATTAAAACAGGCTTATCCGCAGGCCTATGCCAAGATGACCCGCGCAGAAGCCGAAGAGCTGGTTTCCCTCTGGTCGGACATGCTGGACGGGGAAGACCCCGCCGAAGCGATGGACGCAGTGAATGCGCTGATTGCCGAGGATACGAGGGGATTCCCCCCGAAGGTCGGGCAAGTGCTTGCAAAGATCAGGGGAACAGTTTCCCCACACGTCTCGGTGGCGTGGATGAAGCCATACATCGAGCGGATAGCCGAACAGGAGGCATTCATGCCGAGTGTATCGCGTTATGCGAGAGAACATGGGCTGACGTGGGAAGCGGCGGCTGCCGAAATGGGAGGTTGACACATGGGACGAGTAGTCATATTTGCCGTTTATGGAAGGCCTGTGCCGAAGGGTAGACCACGCGTTACGCGGCATGGGACTTATACGCCGAAGAGCACGCAGATTTTCGAATCTGCAGTTCGCGCGGCATGGCTTAAGACGGGGGAAAAGCCATTTGAGGACGGAGAAGCGCTGGAAGTCATGGTAAATGCTTATTTCCCCATCCCATCTGGAACGCCAAAAAGAAAAAGGGGCGGATTGGATTTATCCCCATACCTTAAGCGCGGCGATATCGACAACATCATCAAGGCGGTATTGGACGCGCTCAACGGATATGCCTACAAGGACGATTCTGCCGTGTTTAGCGTTTGCGGGAGGAAGATTTACACGGACGGTGAGCCGCTTACGGTGGTGACGATCAACAGCGTGGAGGTCGCCCATGAGCTTTGAGCACTGCCACAGCTGCAAGCCGCCGACGCGGCACGTAGGCTGTCACGGAGATTGCCCGTACTATCAGGCGGATATCGCCAAGTACAACGCGGCGAGGAGCAAAGAGCAGCAGGAAGCGCAGGAGAAAGACGACTACTTAGGCGCGCGCCATTTCAAAACGCGGCGTGGCCAAAAGCTGAGAAAATAAAGGGAGCAAGAAAAGATGTTGACAGAAAAAGAGTTGGGCGAACGGCTCAAAAATATTCGCGAAGTGCGCCGCATCAGCCAGTTTCGCCTTGGCGAAATGGTGGAATGCGGGCAGGGGCATATCGGGAAACTGGAAAAGGGCGAGCACTACCCGAAGCTTCCGACGCTGTACAAGATCAGCGAAGCACTGAATATTTCCGTAAGCGATATTTTGTCGGAATCTCCGCCGTCAAAGGATGGGATGCTTTCGCCGGAGGAAGTCGGCGCAAATATCCGCAAATGGCGAACCATGCGGGGGCTTGGCGTGAAGAAGCTGGCGGAAAAGTCGGGCGTATCGCGCAACAGCATCCGAAACCTTGAGACCGGCAAGTGCATGAGCTTCCTGCTGACGTATCAGTACATTGCCGAAGCACTGGGCGTGACCGTTGGGACGCTGCTCGGAGAGGTGCAGGAAAATGAGTGAGAACACGAACCACGTGCCGTTTAAGACGGTCATATATCCGCAGCTCAAGGAAGCCTTGCAGTCATCGGGTATGACACCGCCGGAGTTGAGCAAGAAGCTTGGCGTTTCCCCGCTCTGCGTGTGGCGATGGACAACTGGGAAGAACGAATTCAGCATCGGCGTTATCAAGGCGATTCTTGCGGTGACGGGGCCGACATTTGAAGAGGCTTTCGGGGAGGTGCGCGCATGAGCAAGATCGTGAGACCGAAAACGCCGTTTGAGTTCTGCGCTTATCCGGTGCTCAAGGACGCGCTGGAAAAGATGAACTATAACCAAACAGAACTGGCGCAATCCCTCGGCACGTCGCAGTTTACGGTGTCAGCGTGGGCGCGCGGAGACAGAGATGTGACGGTGCGGCTGCTGCTGGCGCTGGAAGATTTGACTGGGATGACGTTCCGGGAGTTGTTTGGAGAATGCGAGGGGAGAAAATGAACAACGATTTAATGTTTTCGTCAAAATCTGAAATGTGGGAGACCCCGCAAGCCTTCTTTGACGACCTCAACAACCTCTTCCAATTTACGCTGGATGCCTGCGCAACGCCAGAAAACGCGAAATGCGAACGCTATTTCACTCCAGAGATGGACGGGTTGAAACAGGACTGGGACGGCGTTGTGTGGTGCAATCCCCCATACGGACGCGGCGTTGGGGTGCGGGTAGAGAAAGCACATCGAACCGCCGAGGAATCAGACGCAACGGTTGTTATGCTGCTTCCGGCGAGGACGGATACCGCTTGGTTCCACGATTACTGCTACAACGACAAATATGCAACCATCAATTTCGTGCGTGGGAGATTAAAGTTTGGCGGAGAAAAGAACAATACCCCATTTCCTTGCATGGTTGTGATTTTTCGCCGCCCCGCGAAAGCGCTACATTAGGGAGGAATGACCATGTACATTGGCGAACCATTTAGCTGGAAGCCTGCCGCATTTGAGGGCAGCAACGGCATTATGAGCGTGACCACGAAAGAGACGACTGCGCGCGGGCGCGTCGTTTACATCAACGAGGCGCGCCGCTACTTTACGGCGGAAGCAGATATCAACGGGAATAAGCTCAGAGAGAGATTTAAATTTTAACAAAAATCAGGAGGAATTTCATCATGAACAACAATCAGGACTACATCGTTCGCTGTGACCGCGCAGGCGTGTTTTTCGGCAAGATCAAGGAACGCAACGGCTCCGAGGTCACCATGACCGAGGTCCGTAAGCTGTGGAGCTGGGGCGGCGCGTGTGCCGTGGAGCAGTTGGCGCAGGACGGCACAAAAGCACCGGACAACTGCTGTTTTACCGTGACGATTCCGGAAATGACCGTACTTGGGGCAATCCAGATCATCCCGTGCACGGATGATGCATCGGTGTCGCTTCGAGGTGTAACGGAGTGGAAGAGATGACGCTTGACGATAGGATTAAAGCCTTTTTTCTTGTAAGCTCCGGCGACGGCTCCGGCTCCGGCTCCGGCTACGGCTACGGCTACGGCTACGGCTACGGCTACGGCTACGGAATTAAGAGTTTCAACCAAGAAACGGTCTATCAAATTGACGGAGTAAACACCATGATTCGTTCCGTGCGCGGGAACACTGCGCACGGGGAAATCTTGAACGGAGATTTGACGCTCACGCCGTGCTACATCGCCAAGCAAGACAATGTTTTTTCCCACGGCGAAACGCTGCGCGAAGCAATGGAGGCGTTGCGAGACAAGCTTTTCGGGGATATGCCAGAAGAGGAGCGTATTGATGCGTTCCTGCGCGAGACAGACCGCGAAAAAACGTATCCGACACAGTATTTTTACGACTGGCACCACCGCTTGACCGGGTCGTGTGACATGGGACGAAAGCAGTTCGCCCGTGACCACGGTGTCAATCTCGAGCACGGCATGATGACGCTGACGGAGTTTTTGGAGTTGACAAAAGACGCTTACGGCGGCGATGTGATCCGAAAAACGATTAGTAAGATGCAGGAGGTGGAGTGATGGAACGACTGACGAAGCGAGATACCGATGGACAGGCAATGATGGACTGCCAGAAATGCGAAGCGGATTGGGCGGGTAAGCATGGCAAGCCGATGGCTTACTGCACTGCGCTCTATTGCCGTAATCGCCTCAAGGATCGCCTCGCCGCCTACGAGGACAGAGAGTGTGCGCCGGGTAAGCGCGGGCGTCCGTCCCACGAGTGGAATGACGGGAAGAAAGACCGAATCTACTGCCTCGGATGGGTTGACCCCATGACGGATTCCCCGCTACCGGAATGCTTGGCTTGCCCTGATTTTGTGAACAAGGCACAGGACGACTTAGAGACGTTTTACGGGAGGGCTGACAATGGCTGAATTGAAACGCTGCCCCTGCATTCACGCCTGTGACATTCGGTCCAACGCCGTCGGAGAAACGATAGCATACTGCGAACTCACGGCGGAATGGATGAACATTTCTTTGGGTGATTGCTCTGGCAACTGTGATAGTGAGGAGGTAAACAATGGCTGAATACGCAAGCTTGCGCAAAATTGAGTTTGAACTGTGTGGAGGGAATCTCCCTGAGAAATACAAGGCATTTGTCCGGCGAGTGCTCAATGACAGGAATCTTATCCCCGCCGCTGACGTTGCGCCGGTTCAGTGGGATAAAAATGGCATCTACCCTATCTGCCCCAACTGCGGCGCGAAGATGGACGGAGGTGACGGCGATGTATGAATCGCCAATTAAAGTATTCCAAGGCGAGCTGGAAACGCAGCTTGAGGGCGAAATTCTCAAGGCCGTGCATCGGGTAGGCGTCACCGTTGATAGGGACGAGCTGATTCGGGCACTCCGCTATGGCCGCGAGCAGTATCAGAAGGGCTTCGACGACGCGAGGAAGGACGCCGTGGTCGTGACGCGGTGCGAGGGCTGCGTACATTGGGATGATGACCCTGATACTTATGGGACAGATGACGGCCCGAAAGGCAAATGTATGAAATCATTTGAAACGATGTGCGCAGGTGACTTTTGCAGCTACGGCGAGCCGAAGGAGGGTAACCATGCTTGAAATATGCCCGATGACGCTAAAAGAGGCGAACGCCTATGTCGAGCAGTATCACCGCCATCATAAGCCGGTCGTAGGACACAAGTTTTCGATTGGCTGCTCTGACGGAGAGAAAATCGTGGGCGTGGCCATTGTCGGCAGGCCTGTCGCTCGTCACCTTGATGACGGGTGGACGTTGGAGGTTAACCGCCTCTGCACGGATGGGACGCGGAACGCCTGCTCTATGCTGTACGCCGCTGCGTGGCGGGCTGCTCGTGCGATGGGCTATAAGCGGCTCGTAACGTATATCTTAGAGAGCGAAAGCGGCGTGAGTCTCAAGGCGGCCGGTTGGAAATGTGTCGGTCAGGCTGGAGGGCTGCGATGGACGGGGAAACGCCGTCCAGAAGTAGACCTGTACCCGGCGCAAATGAAAATTAGGGTTGAAAAAGGAGAAGTCACATGCTGACGATCACGATTAAAGCCAACGTCCCCGCCGCTGATGCACAGGGCATCAAGGAGCGCATCGCCATGGACATTGAGTGCTACGGCGACGTGAAGGTCGTGAGCATCGTGAGCGACCGGGGGCGGGAAGAACAGCTACGAATGAAAGGAGCCAAATTATGAGCATCAATGTGAAGAAGTACACCAAAGACCAGATGGCGAAGATGGTGGAAGACACGCAGGAGAAGTCTGCGGCGCTTGAAAAGGAAGTCGTCGAGCTGAAAAACTGCATTGACGCGAAGAACGATCTGCTTGCCGAGTATGCAAACTTAAAGGCGGCGATGCAGCGAAAGAACGTCGCCCTGACCGAGCAGCTTGACAAAATGAACGGCGAGGCCATCAACAAGGCAAATGAGACCGCGAATTTGAAAGCGGACGCGGATGTGCTGCGAAATAAACTCGCTGAAACTGAGACTGCGCTTGGGAGGGCGAATGACGAGTGCGCTTTTAAGCAAGCGGCCCTTAATGTAATGCGTAACAGGCACTACAACGCCGAGCAGCGCGCCAATTACGCAGAATCCCACCCGTGGCGCAACCTGTGGGCGTGGGTCAAGAGAAAGCTCGGTGGTGAGGGGAATGAGCACGTTTCCTGATCGGCTGCGGAGATTGCGCGAGCGCCAGCAATTAAAGCGCTGCGTGCTATCCGAGCTGTGCGGCCTGAATCGAAACACTATCAAGCGCTATGAGATGGGGACGCAGAAACCATCAATGGATGCGCTGATAAGCATTGCTGACTATTTTGGCGTGTCGATTGATTATCTGCTCGGGCGGTCGGACTACCCAAAAAGTTTATAAAAATATTTTGCAAAACTCACTTATAAGTGAGTCGGGACATTGCAATTATGAGAGAATTAAGCCGCAGAGGTGTAAAAGCCTTTGCGGTTCTCTCATTTATGGCGTTTACCTCCTGCGCCATAGCGGGGCGCGGTGCTTTTCATCTTTTCACATCGCCCCCGCAACATGCCGCACGCGCGATGCAGCCCACGATCAGGGCCGAGAGGTCGCACCTCTCATGCGGCACAGGACCCCGCGCACCTCTCAACGATGTGGCCCAGCGGGGACATATACGGGCAAATGTACCAAGGTGGCGATGCGGTCTCCAAAACCGTGTGTGGTGGGTTCGATTCCCAACTGTCCGTGCCAGAGGCTGGGTAGCGCCCGGACAATGTGAGACCGTTGCTGTCATGGCTCACATGGGAATGACAAAGCTCGCTGAAAACTGCACCGTGGGAGGGAAACGCCTCAGCGTAATGGTGCTGCACTTGTAAAGCAGCAATCGGTGATGTGACAATCTAAGCGGGAAGACGGCCAATATACGGCATAGTGGCCCAGTAAGGGGAGACCAAAGCGAGTGACGGGGACTTTCCTCGAAGCGCTAAAGCAGGGCAGGACTGCAATGCCGTACCAGATGTGCCCTTCGGGGCGGGTAAAGTCTGCTATGTAAGGCCAAGGGGCGGGGGCTGGTAGCAAAACGAAAGGGAGTGAGCGTATGGCTGGCGGAGCGCCAAGAAAATGGAAAAGCGTAAAGGCAATGCAGGAGGCCATTGACGCTTACTTTGAGAGCTGCAAAGGAACGCCGCTTATGATTGACGGCGATGTTGCCACAGATAAATACGGAAGGCCGATTATTTTAGATGAAAAGCCGCCGACGGTAACAGGGCTGGCGCTGTCGCTTGGGTTCACAGGGCGGCAGGCGCTGCTTGATTATCAAGGGAGACCGGAGTTCGCGGACACGGTTACGCGCGCGAAGTCTCGCTGTGAAGAATACGCAGAATCTCGGCTCTACGACAAAGACGGTGCGAACGGCGCGAAATTCTCACTTGGCTGCAATTTTGGTTGGAATTCCGAGAACGAAAAAAGCGGCGATCCTGCGGCGTTGGCAGCGTTGCTCACTGCGTTAAAGGGCGAGAACAATGCAAATTAAATCGCTATCCGCAAAGCAGCGCAAAATAATGGAGTTTATCAGCTCCGATGATATGGCGCTGATTTGTGACGGCTCCGTCCGTTCCGGAAAGACGACGGTTATGTCGATGGCGTTTGTGCTGTGGGCGATGCAGAACTACGACCGCACGAATTTCGCTATTTGCGGGAAGACGGTGCAGGCGGCGGAGCGAAATATCTTAAAACCGTTAATGGAAATTGACGGGCTGGGTGTTGCGCTGTCCATGCATTACAAGGTTTCCACGAGAATTTTAACCGTTCGGTGTGGGGATAGAACAAATTGGTTTTACTTATTCGGCGGCAAAGATGAAAGCTCGTATATGCTCATACAAGGCATCACGCTTGCCGGTGTCCTATTCGATGAAGTGGCACTTATGCCGCGTTCGTTCGTGGAGCAAGCGCTTTCCCGTGCGATTTCGTTTGAGCATCCGAAGTATTTTTTTAACTGCAACCCCGAATCACCGCAGCATTGGTTTTACAAAGAGTGGATTGAAAACGAACGGGAGAATACGCAGCACATTCACTTCCTGCTGGAAGATAACCCAATTCTTACACCGCAGATGATCGAGAGGACAAAGGCCATGTATAGCGGCGTGTTCTACGACCGATACATTCGCGGCTTGTGGGTGGTGGCCGAGGGGCTGATCTATCCCATGTTTGACGAGAGCTGCATTGTGGACGAGCTGCCGGAAAAGGGAGAATACTATGTGTCCTGCGACTACGGCACGCTTAACCCGTTTTCCGCAGGGCTGTGGCGCTGGGACGGCAAGACGGCCACGCGCATCCGCGAGTATTACTATTCCGGGCGCGAGAGCCAGAAGAACAAGACGGACGAGGAATACGCCGACGAAATTAAAAAGCTCATTGGCGAGGCGGATGTCAAAAGTATTATCGTTGACCCGTCTGCCGCATCGTTTATCGAGGTTTTGCGGCGGCGTGGCTACATGGTTCGCAAAGCAAACAATGATGTGACAAACGGCATTATGACTACGGCGCGGTTTTTGCAGGACGGCGTAATCAAGATACACCGAGATTGCAAAGACTGCATTCGGGAGTTTGGGCTGTATCGGTGGGACGAAAAATCCGCCGATGACAGGCCAATCAAGGAAAATGACCACGCAATGGATGAAACGCGGTATTTCGCTTATACGGTCCTGAAGAACAAGGCGTATCGGCGCGATTATACTCCCATTTGGAACAGATAGGACGGTGAGCGGCTATCAAAACATATAACGACCTTGTGGCGGTCGGTGACAACGAGCAGGCGCGCATTGAGTTTGTTCGAAGCACGATCAATGAGCACCGCGAGAGCACGGCGTATAAAACGGCGGTAGATGCGGAGGCGTACTATGACGGCTTGAATCCGACCATCAACCGCTACGAGAAGATCATCTATGATATGCAGGGGCGCAGCCACACGGATATGTGGACGGCAAACCACAAGTTGGCCAGCCGGTTCTTTGGCATGGCGGTGGATCAGGAGGTTTCCTATCTTCTGGGTAACGGCGTAACATTTGCGGAGAAAGAAACACCGAACAAACTGTGCCCGGACTTCGATCAGGAAGTCATGGATGCGGCGCGTGAGGCGAAAATCGCGGGCGTATCCTTTGGCTTCTGGGATTTGACGCATTTGCGTGTGTTCTCCCTGCTTGAGTTCTCCCCCCTCTATGATGAAGAGGACGGCGCATTAAAAGCGGGGATTCGGTTTTGGCAGGTCGCGCAAGATAAGCCGCTTCGGGCGACGCTCTACGAGCTGGACGGGTTCACCGAGTATTTCCAGCCAAAAAACAAGAGCATGGAAGTGATGCAGGAGAAGCGCAGCTACAAGCTCGTTATCCGCAAGGCCGAAGTCGGCGAAACCGAAATCTATGACGGCGGCAATTATCCGAGTTTCCCCATCGTGCCGCTGAAAAACAACAAGCGGTGTCTTTCCGAGATCGTCGGCAAGCGCAACACCATTGACGCGCTGGATCTGGCGTCCTCTAACATGGTAAACAATGTGGATGAGGGCAACCTGATCTATTGGGTGCTTTCCAATTGCAACGGCATGGACGATCTGGACGACGCCCGATTTATCGAGCGGCTGAAAACCACACACGTCGCCCACGCCAACGGCGATGATGGCGCAAAGGTGGAGAGCAAGACCATCGAGGCGCCCTATGAGGGTACCAGCAGCACCATTGATATGCTCAAGAAGAAGCTGTACGAAGATTTCCAGAGCTTTGATGCTGCGGCGGTATCCGCAGGGAACCAGACGGCGACCGCGATCAAGGCCAGCTATGTGCCGCTGGATCTGAAAACGGACAAGTTTGAATCCGAGGTAACGCGGTTTATTGTTGAGATTCTGCGTCTGGCAGGCATTGAAGACCAACCGAGCTATACGCGCAATCAAATCATCAACAAGAGCGAGGAAACGCAGAACATCCTTCTGGGCGCGGCTTATTACGATGATGAATACATCACAAAGAAACTGCTGACCATCAACGGCGACATCGACCAGTACGAGGACATGATGAAACGCAAGGCGGCAGAGGTGATCGATTTGACTGAGCCGGTGATTGACGATGGCAACCAGTGACCTCGGTCACAAGCTGACCGACGAGGAGCTTGCGAAGCTGGAACGGCGCATTGCAAAACTGTACCGTGAGGCGGGGAAAGAGCTGCAAGCGACCATTGACGCATATTTTGAGCAGTTTGCCAAGCGCGACGCGGAAATGAAAGCGCTGATCGGCACCGTGCAGAACGGTAAGGAATGGACGGAGGCCGACTATAAGCAATGGCGGCTCAATCAGATCGGGCGTGGGGAACGCTATCAGGCCATGCGCGACAAGGTGGCGCACCGCGTGACCGACGCAAACGCCGTGGCGGTGTCTTACACCAATGACGCAACGCCCGGTATCTACTCTCTCAACCGCAACTATTCGGCGTACACCATCGAACAGGTCGCGGGCAACGTCGGATTTGACCTGTGGGACGAGCAGACGGTAAAGCGTTTGATCGTAGAGCAGCCGGATTTAATGCCATATTACCCGCCAAAGCGAGCATTAAAGCGTGGCATTGATCTTGCGTATGGCAAGAAGCAAATCACGGCAAGCGTGACAAGCTCTATCTTGCAGGGCAAGAGCATCAAGCACATGGCGGACGACCTGCAAAAGCGCATTACCACCATGAGCCGCGATAGCGCTATCCGCACAGCCAGAACCGCCGTCACCGGAGCGCAGAACGCCGGACGCATGGACAGCTATGCGGCGGCGGAGAAGATGGGCATTAAGCTCAAGAAACGTTGGCTCGCCACGCTGGACGCGCGTACACGCCACTCTCATGCCATGCTTGACGGCGAACAAGTGGCGCAGGACAAGAAATTTTCCAACGGCTGCCGCTTCCCAGGCGACCCACAGGGGCCACCGTGGGAGATATATAACTGCCGCTGTACGCTGATTGCCGCCGTGGAGGGGATAGACACCTCATCGGCGCAGAGACGCGCCAGAAACGCCGATACGGGGCAAACCGAAGTTATCTCGAATATGTCCTATGCTGAATGGGCCGGATGGAAAAAGCATACAAAGCAAGTTGCAAGTGCGGCAAAATCTGCTATAATAGAAGAAAGCAAGCCGTTGCCAATCACTATTTCGGATTGCACCACGGAGACGCGGAAATATGATTTTAGTGATGGAACGGAAAACGGGACGAGAAAATCCGCAAAAGCTACGGTTTATAAAACACCAGACGGGACAGAGTTTGTATTTCCGGTGAGTTACAACAAAGCACACCAGACGATGACCCCAGAGAAAGCGGTTGAGCTTTGGAGTAAGGTTCCAGAAAAATTGCGGAATATGGGGCAAAAACAAATCATATTCCAAGATGTTCATAACCCGCAAGACAAATACTGGAGAAAGCGATACAAGAAATTCCGAGGCAGTTATGCTACGGGCGGCGATGACATCAATTTTTGGCGTTATGATTATCCGCATAACGACGATTATGTTGTGCGAACTTATTGCCATGAAATTGGACATAAAGTTGACACGGACAATAGCGTAAATGGTACACGCTTCTCGGAGTACACATGGTGGACGGATGCAATGGCTGAGGATAAGAAGGTATCTGGTCAAAAATCGGTTACAGTCTACGGAGAAAACGCCAATTCCGAGGATTTTGCGGAAAGCATGGCCGAATTTGTTAAAAATCCGGACGCATTTAGAAAGAAGTTCCCAAACAGAGCAAAAATTATTGATATTTTCTTGAGATAAGGCGGTGAGCGCTTATGAAAACAAAAAAGTTCTATGATGACAATGGGAAACTTGTTAAAGAGCGCGTTTACGGGAAAACACCGTCCGGTGGCGATTATTCGGAAATCTGCTATATCGATAACAATCGAATGGTTATCAGAGAGTGCAAGGAGGATGGTACGCTTATTGCTGAAACATGGGGTGAGCGATGAGCGTTACAATCCAAGACCACAGCGTGGAGGTTTCTGCTGAGATCAAGGCGGCGCTGCTGCGGGGACTTGAAAAGTGCGGGCTGGTGGCGGAGGGATATGCGAAAAAGCTGTGCCCCGTTGACACCGGCAATCTGCGCAATAGCATTACCCATGTGATAGACGAGCAGGAACCGGCGGCGATCATCGGAACAAACAACGAATATGCTGCGTACGTTGAGCTTGGCACCGGCATTTACGCCGAAGGTGGCGGCGGGCGGCCTACACCGTGGGTGTATCAGGACGCAAAGGGAAACTGGCATTACACGCGCGGCAACAAGGCAAAGCCATTCCTAAAACCTGCTGCCGCCGACCATGCGGGACAGTATCGGGACATTCTGGAAAGCGAGCTGGAAAATGGATAACGAGACCATCAAGGCCATTGAAGCCATTATCAAGCGCGGCAACGATGCTGAAATACGCCGCAAAGGTGACGGGTACATCGTTTTAGAAGTCAAGAAAACAATCAAATACACAGCTTCCGCGTAATTGGGCGCGGGAAAGGGCAATAGGAGCCAGCTACCGAGGATTTCTCGGTGGTTGGCTCTTTTGTTTTAGGTAAAACCCGCGAAGCACAGCGGTTTTATACAATCTATCGCCGCGACGGACTGCGGACAAGGGAAAGGAAGATAGAATAATGGCACTGACACGCAAACTTTTGAAGGGCATGGGTCTCACCGACGAACAGGTGGATACCATCATCGAGGCACATACCGACACCGTGGACGGCTTAAAAGCTGATGTCAGCAAGTACAAGGCCGACGCGGAGAAACTGCCCGGCATCCAGAAGGAATTGGACGACCTCAAGGCGGCGGGTGACGGCGGTTACAAGGAAAAGTACGAGAAGGAACACTCGGCCTTTGAAGCCTTTAAGACCGACATCACGGCAAAGGAAAGCAAGGCGGCAAAGGAAAAGGCCGTGCGCGCTTACTTTGAGAGCAAAAACATTACCGGCGCAAATCTCGACCTTGCGATGCGCGGCTGCGGCGAGGAAATGGCCGCATTGGAGCTGGACGGCGAGAAGATCAAGGACACCAAGGCCCTTGATGCACTCGTAGACGGCACCTACAAGGGGCTTGTTTCCACCACGCAGACAAAGGGCGCGAATCCCGCCACTCCCCCGGCGAATACCGGCGGCGGCGCAATGACTAAAGATCAGATCATGCAGATCAAGGACAGGTCGGAGCGCCGCGCGGCGATTGCTGCAAACATCAATCTTTTTGAAAATAAGAACGGAGGCTAATTATGGCTGCTGAAACCAATCTGATCAAGAAAAATGACCTCGCCCGCGTGCGCGAGATCGAATTTACCGAAATGTTCGGTTACTCCATCAAGAAACTGATGGAAGCGCTCGGTGTGACCCGCAAGATCGCCAAGCAGGCCGGTACTGTGCTCAAGAGCTACAAGGCGACCGGCACGCTTGAGAGCGGCGTTGTGGCCGAGGGTAACACCATCCCCCTTTCCCACTACAAGACCGAGGCCGTGAACTACAAGGAGATCACGCTCAAGAAGTGGCGCAAGGCTACCTCTGCCGAGGCGATCACCGACCGCGGCTACGATCAGGCGGTGGAAATGACCACCGACGAAATGCTCAAGGATGTGCAGAAGGGCATCCGCAAGAGCTTCTTTGACTTCCTCTCGACCGGCACCGGAGCGGTGAGCGGTAAAAACTTCCAGACTGTTCTTGCGCAGGCGTGGGGCAATCTGCAGGTCCTTTTCGAGGACGACGAGATCGGCGCGGTCTACTTCATGAATCCGCTGGACGTTGCGGATTACCTGTCTACGGCCAACATCACCGTGCAGACCGCGTTCGGCATGAGCTACGTCGAGAACTTCCTCGGCCTCGGAACGCTCATCATGAACGCCAGCGTCCCGAAGGGCAAGATTTACGCCACGGCAAAGGACAACATCGTCCTCTACTACATCCCCGTCAACGGGGCCGATCTGCAGGAGGTCTTCACCTTTACCACCGACGCGACCGGCTACATCGGCATCCACGAGGAGCCTGATTACACCAACATGACCGCATCGGACACCGTCATTAACGGCATGGAGCTGTTTGCCGAGCGAATTGACGGCGTGGTCGTTGGCACCATCGACAACGGCACGCTCGGCTCTTTGACGGTCACCTCTGCCGCTGGCTCCAAGAGCGGCGATACTAAGCTGACCGTGTCTCCGGCAAAGACCGCTGCGGGCAACAAGTATAAGTACACGTCCGGCGCCTCTGCTGCGACCGTTGCTTACGGCGACAATGTCGCCGGTTGGAACGATTGGGACGGCGAGAGCGACCTGACCATTGCGACCGGCCAGAAGGTGGCCGTTGTTGAGTGCGACGGCAACTATCATGCGCTCAAGTCCGGCAGCGCTGACGTAACGGCAAAAACCTGATAGGAGGGCGGCGTAATGCTTGAACAGGTCTTACGGCACTTGAACAACTGGTTCCTTGTGGAGGTCCACGAGGGCACGTTCACCGTGGAGAATGGCAGCATTACGCTGCCCTTTCTCCTGACCAATCAATATTTCCGCATCGTCGGCTCTGTGTTTAACGACGGTCTGCATCAATATCCGGCGGTCGATTTAACGGACGAGACGTTTACCGGCTCTGTGTGGGTGCTGGCGGTGCCAAAGGCTGTAGTTGCACTTGCCGAAGATATCGCCGCGTGGCAGGAGAAGAACGGGGAGGCCGTTGCAAGCCCGTATCAAAGCGAGAGCTTCGGGGGCTATTCTTACACCAAACGCAGCGCTGGAAGCGACAGCGGCACGTTAAACGGCTGGCAGGACGCTTTCAGAAGCCGGTTAAACGACTGGCGCAAGCTCAAGGGGGTGGAACCGTGAGTTTACTCGACGATTTCGCAAGCAAATGCGTGCTGATGGAAAAGACGAGAACGCCGGACGGCGCAGGCGGCTACATCGTTGCGTGGGCCGAGGGTGCGGAATTTCTCAATTATCAGGCGCTTGACACCTCGATGGAGGCGCGCAGGGCGGAAAAGGAGGGTGTGACCTCGGTATATTCCGCGCTGGTCAATCAGAGCGTCCCTATCGAGTATAACGATTATTTCCGCGATACGGAAACGGGGATTACCTATCGCGTGACCTCGAATCCCGAGGAAAAGGCCGCGCCGAGGTCCGCGGGGGCGACCATTAAGGCGCTGAAATTTTTCACCGCCGAACGAAAGGAGCTGCCGAAATGACAAAGGACAAGGCGCTCCATGCGTGGTTTTCTCAATTCCTACCGGCCTATCCAACCTCCAATGTGCCGGAAGATGCGGTTTTCCCGTGGCTGACCTATGAGCTGATCACCGGATCATGGGAGAGCGGCGAGATCGCGCTGACGGTCAACCTCTGGTATTACACGGAAAGCGAGGCAATCCCCAACGCCAAGGCACAGGAGATCGCCGATGCAATCGGTATGGGCGGCGTGCTTGTGCCGTATGATGGCGGCGCGATGTGGATCAAGCGCGGCTCCCCGTGGTGCCAGACCATCGCGGACGAAAGCGACAAGAACATCAAGCGGCGGTATCTCAACATTACGGTTGAGTTCCTGTCGCAAAATTGATGAAAGGACAACGACATGAAATTTACCAAGATTCCTTCTGATGCGTTTCAGAAGCTCCAGATCAACGCCGGTATTCTGACGACCGATTTCACACCGGCTACCGGCACCATCGGCGCGGCGGGGCAGATCGGCGCAACGACCGGCGGCGTCAATTTTACCGCTACGCCGACCTATTCGGACTTTGGCAATGATATCGACAACTGCCCCAAGAACATGAAGGAGCTGAAAAAGCTCGATTCTTGGGAGGCCAAGATGACCGGGACGTTTGTCAATGCCGATACCGCCATTGCAATGCGGCTGTGCGGCGCGGCGGACATCGGAACGACCGACACGACCAAGGTCACACCGCGCAACGACCTCAAGGACGCGGACTTTGACGATATCTGGCTTGTGGGCGATTACTCCGACAAGAACGGCGAAACCAACGGCGGCTTTATCGCGATCAAGCTGATCAACGCGCTTTCCACGGGCGGCTTCCAGCTCAAGACGGCGGACAAGTCCAAGGGTCAGTTTGCGTTCGAGTTTACCGGTCACTATTCCATGAGCGCACAGGACACCGTTCCCTTTGAAATCTACATCAAGGCCGGCACGGCGGAGGCGTAAATGAGACTTTCCGACATTCAGGGCGAGCGCGTCTTTGACGTCATCGCGGATATCATCGACCCGATTGCCAACATTGCGGAGGATGATGCGGCATCCGCGCTGTTCAAGCGCGAGAAGCTGCCCGAGGGCATGACGGTGAAGCAGTTTGCTACGCAGCGGGCGCGAAAAGCGCTCCCTGCGCTGCTCAAGGGCCACAAGGGCGACATCATCGCCATTCTTGCCTCTATTGAGGGCGTGAGCGCGGAGAGCTACAAGGGCGCTCTGAACCTCGTCAAGCTGATGCGGGACGCGACGGAGCTTTTGACCGACGATGCTTTCAGCACGCTTTTTCTCTCAGCGCAGAGCGGGAAATCCTCTGGCTCTGCGCAGGAGAATACCGAGGGGCAAGAAGCGTAAAGGCGTTTGTGGGGTATTGCGCGGCGCGCTTTGTTGAGTGGGCAAGGGCAGAGGCGTACCGCATCTATGTGACCGACGCGCTGCGCTTTGTGGCCGAAAACACGGCGCAATACGTGGGCGGGGACTACATCAAGGCGCGATACGCGGACATGATTGAGCCGAAAAAGCAGGACAACAGAACGTGCGAAGAGATCACCGCCGATGTAGTCGCGCGGTGCGGGCTGACGATAAAAAAAGCCGCCCCTGACGGGGCGGCGGATGGATAGGCGTTATTTGAGGACGTATTCCGAGATCATGCGGCCAATCTTTCCGATGTCGGTATCGCCTTTAAACTCAAATTTGGCGGTAAAGCCATTGGAGAACGTCAGGACAAGCTCGCTGTCGGGGATCAGCTCAACAAGGCCAGGTGTCTGGATAGCAAAGAACTGCACCTTGGAAAAGGGCATGGAGCTGAACGATTTCCGTTTTCCTGTGATGCCCTGCACGTCAACGGAAATAATGCGCTTGTTGGTGAAAATAAGCTGGTCGCGGATCGTTTTGAACGCGCAGGCGATTTCTTCGCCCGCGATCAAAAGACCGTTGACCTCGTCGCGGACTTCGGCAATGGAAATAGGCTTTAAGTCAAATGCGGAATCTTTGTTGAAATTGATCATGGCAAAACCCTCCTTTTTTGAAATTGTACTACTTAAGCCTTGACTTTTCAAGGGCTTTTCACCAAAAACACCAAAAAGCGTGGTGAGAAAATGAATTTATTAGACCTTTTTGTCAAAATCAGCGTAGACACGAGCGAAGTAGATAAAAACCTCGGGGATACCAAAGAAAAGGCATTGAGCTTTGGCGACGTGCTGAAAGCCAATATTGCAGGGCAAGCCATTGTTGCTGGCGTGAAAGCTGTTGCAGGTGCGGTAAAAAACATTGGCGAAGCAGCGATCCAAAGCTACGGCGAATACGAGCAGCTGGTTGGCGGCGTGGAAACGCTTTTCAAGTCCTCTGCCGACACCGTGATGCAGTACGCCGCGAACGCATACCAGACGGCGGGCATGAGCGCGAATGAGTACATGACCACCGTGACGGCGTTTTCTGCGTCGCTGCTGCAATCGATGGGCGGCGACACGGACGCAGCGGCGGAAAAGGCGAATCTGGCCATTACCGACATGTCGGACAACGCAAATAAGATGGGCACGGACATGCAGTCCATCCAGAATGCTTATCAGGGCTTCGCCAAGCAGAACTACACGATAAACAATCTAATGTCCGCTGCGTGAGTGATTGCGCAGTGAGCGTGGGTGAACCTTACCAAGGGTGTGGGTGAAAACCTGCTAACGGGGGAAATCTAAGGGCGAAAGCCTATGACTATCCCGTGCCAAGCCTCGAAAGAGGAAGGTGTAACGACTATCGGTTCGTCACCGAGTACAACGGCTATTGGTACGCCGTTGGAAGTGCCCACCAACTATTTCAATAATTCAAACTTCCAACCTTTTTTGTTTCCTTTTTTGAAAACCTTCCCATATTCAATCAGGGATTTATTGCAGTGGAAATAAGCAGCAGCTTCATTTCGTGAATTGAAAGTGATGGTCTGTTCCCCGTTTGTTGCAATTATTTTCTTCTTGCGGTTTTCGATTCTTGGGGCATAGCCAAACGACCAACAATTTTCTGAAACGGACACCCACCGAAGATTTGACACCCGGTTATCGAGTTTATCACCGTTAATGTGGTCAACTTGTGGTAGATTTTCGGGATTCGGGATGAATGCAGAAGCAACAAGCCTATGCACATAGAGAGGTACGGTTTTTCTCCCCATCATGATTTGATAATAACCGGCTGTACCCTTGTGCGGTTTCAAAATACGACCTGTTTTGTCATTCCGTACATCGCCGTTATCGCTGATTGAATAATTTGGTTTGTTGTCGATTTTAACCCATAGCATGAAATCAGCCCCTTTCCATGTGTCTATTATATCATGTTTTGGATTAAAGCGCAACCGGAAATGTTGGACATTTTGAAATAGTTGAAGATATAGTCTAATCCCCTAAAAAATATCGGGAAACCGAGGGTATGCAAATGGTTAGATAACCTCAAGCTCGGCTATGGAGGCACGAAGGAGGAAATGCAGCGTCTTTTAGACGATGCAAACGCCTTAAATGCCGCACAGGGCAATTACACCAACTACACCATCGACAGTTACGCGGACATCGTTGACGCTATCCACACCGTGCAAACGGAAATGGGCATCACGGGCACAACGCAACTGGAAGCCAGCACGACGATCCAAGGCTCTATCGCGTCGATGAAAGCGGCGTATGACAACTTTATTACGGGGCTGGGTGATGAAAACGCCGACATGGCGGAACTCATTACAAACCTTTTGGGCAGCACCGTGACGGTCGCGGAAAACCTCTTGCCGGTCGTTGAGAGAATCCTTGAAAACATCGGCGTTGTGGTGCAGGAAAAAGGGCCGGAGATGATCGAAAAATTCGTCGGCTATGCCGTCGAAAAACTGCCGCATGTCATTGAGCTGGGCATGAAGATGGTGATGGCGATCGTCAGCGGCCTTGCTGATAATTTTCCGCAAATCGTTCGGTCGGTGCTTGACATGATGGCGACCATTGTAAAGACCTTCGTTTCCTCGCTCCCCGATATCGTAGACGTCGGCAAGCAGATTGTGAAGGGCCTGTGGGAAGGTATCAAGGCAATGGGTAGCTGGATCGGCGATAAGGTCAGTGGTTTCTTTTCGCGGATCGTTTCCGGCGTGAAAAGCAAGTTGGGAATTCATTCCCCGTCCCGTGTGTTTGCGGGGATCGGTGAGAATATGGCGCTGGGGCTCGGCGAGGGCTGGGACAACGAGTACGACAGCATTAAGCGCGGCATTACTGGGGGGCTAAACTTCGGCACGGCACAGATCAGCGCGGAGCAGTCTTTTGGCGGTCAGATGCGCAGCGCGCTATCATCCCTCGACGGCATGGGCGGCGATATCAACATCGTTGTGCAGTCCGTGCTTGACGGGAAGGTAATCGGCGAGACGGCATACAAATACAACAGGCAACTCCAACGAGCAATGGGGGTGTGATGGGTGGATATTACACTAAAAATCGGCACGCTTGACGTGCATGAGAGGTTATCCACATACTCCGTGCAGCGGGAAGTGAGCTATAGCAAAATCATCGTGACCATGGATGACGAGGAGCACGCGGCGCGAAGCAAAGACCGCTATATCGTGGCGTTTTCTCTCTTCCCAATGACGGAGGACGAGGCGACGGCTTATTGCAACGCGCTGCACGCATCCGCCATCGACGTGACATTCTCCGACCCCTACACCAAATCGGACGTTACAAAGACGATGCGCGTGACAAGTAATCTGGACGCGGCGTTTGCGCTTGTGTCTGTCGACGAGAAACGCAGGTATAAGGGTGGAGAGATACAGTTGAGGGAAATCTAATGCACAGTGTAAGTAATTTGTACTTATCGCTGCTTGCCGACAAGAATCATCGCGTAGAAACCAAATTAAGCATCGCGGGGGTGGAGTACAGCCAAGCAGATATCGTTAGGGACAGTCTGCGCGTTTACGGTGGGCTGTACTCCACCTTTGGCATCGGCAACTGCTGCGCACGGCAGATCGAGTTTGAGATCTATCCGCAGGGGACGATCCCGAGGCAGGCAAAAATTGAGGTCTACATGCGGCTGCGGCTGGGCGAGCAGGTGAGCGAGTGGATCCCGAAGGGCGTGTTTTTCTTCTCTACGCGCAAGACTGACCGGATCACGGGCGTTTTGAGTGTGCACGGGTATGATGCGATGCTCAAAGCCGAAGAGACGTGGCTCGACAGCAGTTATGACGCGGAGACATGGCCGATGCCGGCGGCGACGGCGGTCGCCGACATCGCGGCGCGCATGGGCGTAGAAGTGGACAGCCGCACGGTATTGGATGCGGCGTTCCCCGTGCAGTACCCGGTGGACGACAAGGGAGATATGACGATGCGCGAGGCGCTTGGGCGTATCGCGGTTGCCAACGCGGGGAATTGGACCATCACGGACGAAGGGAAGCTGCTGCTGGTCGGTCTCAACTCCATGCCCGCTGAAACCCACTATCTTATCACGGAGACCGGAAAAGCCATCACCTTTGGCGGTGTTCGTATTCTCGTGTGAGGAGGGCAACATGGACAAAACCTATTTAGGGCGGCGGCTGGCGAAGTTTTCCCCCGGGATCGCGTCGCAGCCCATCTCCAAGGTGGAGCTGCTGAACGATACCGGCGATGTGGTCGGCGTGTCCGGATCGGACACCGGACGGACGCTGACGGCCTTGCAGCCGGACGGCACGAATGCAATGGCGGCGGCGATCCTCGCCAAAGTCTCCGGTTACAGGCACGTTGGATATGAGGGCAGCAAAGCACTGCTTGACCCTGCGGCGGAGCTTGGCGACGCGGTGACGGTGGACGGGCTGTATGTGCCGCTTATCGCGCTGGACATGACGTTTGACCCGTTGCTCGCGCCGGACATCTCTGCGCCGGACGCGGATGAGCTGGACGACGAGTATCCTTATAAATCCGCGACGCAGCGGCAGATCGAGCGCAACATGGCAAAGACGCGGTCGCTCATCACCAAAACGAGCGAGGAGATCAACCTCAAGGTGGAGGGCATCGACGGGCGGGTGTCGGACATCACGCAAACGGTCGATGGAATCAGCTTATCCGTCACATCGGCATCCAGCCCGGATGGCCAGACTACCGCGACAATTACATTAAAAGTCGGGCCAAACAACTACACCGGCTACATCAAGATTGACGGCAACGTGGACGTCTCCGGTCAACTTTCTGCGGACGCGCTGTATGCTGCGCTCGGCGAGATCGCGGACTTGAGCGTCAACCGGCTGTCGACCTCGCGCCGGGTGGTCAAGTACCTTGCGGGCGACACAACCGACGACAATTTCATTCGTGTGGCAGAACAGAGCCTTGAATTTGTCGCGGGCATCGCCAAAAGTACGACGGAGCAGGCGAAAAACCCCAACGGGGAGCTGATCTACTGGGAGGCAGACCCCGCGGGCGCGTCAATCGGCTCGGACGGCTACCCCTACGCAAACGGCGAGCGCATTTTCACCACCACCAAGCAGACGAGCTGGCCGGTAATGGTGTATCAATACGAGGAGCAGGTCAAGCGCGCGATCTCGTTCGAGTCGGACGGCCAGTACTACTACCCTGTGGACGTCTTCGGCGCGGGCGACAACAACGGCAAGCAGCGCGGCTACCTCGTCAAGCGGCAGAACTCGCTGGAGCTGACGTATGAGACGAGTTTAGGCAAACAGCTCGGGCTCGCCGCGCGGGATGAGGGGTATTTGGACCTGATGGGGGTAAGGAAAACCGTTGGGCTTAACTTTTCCGGATGGGACAAGGGTAGCTGGGGTGTTCTGCTGGAAGGCGTTACGGAAATGCTGAATTACGGCGTCACGCTGAACAGTGCGGGCGTTCCCATCAAAATCACATACCCGGATGGGACCGACTGCCCCATCTACTGGTAAGGGGGCGGACGATGGCGATCAAACACAAAAAGAGCTTTTTAACAGGATATTTGACCGGGCAGGCGATCAAGCGCGGGTTCAACGGCACGTTTGACGCGCACCGCCCGGACGGCAGCGGCACGCTGCGCGGCTATGACGCAGCCAGCTTTAAGGCAGGGCTGGCGGCGGGGCTGTGCGGAGACGGATATTTGCTGCCGTACACGCCGCCGGAGAAAAAACCGGGGATATTTGACGTCGAGGTCAACTGCGATGAGGTCATCATCGACCTGTATCTGCGCAATGCCCGCGGCGAGGCAACCGCGCCGAGTATCTACGGACTGCAAGACATGGGGGGATGGCTGCGGGACAACAATGTCAAGACTATCAGCGACTTCTATTCCTTCTGCGAGCGCACAGTGCCACACTTTGGTGGGATATTCAGCAAGAAAAACGCGGCGCGGGTCACGGCGTTGTTTTATAACCGCTCTTATTTGCACGAGATATGTGCAAAAAAAACTCTCCCCTTCTCCTATCTCATTCGCGATGCTTATATGGCCGGCAAGATGACCTGGGAGCAATTCATGGACAACAAGCTTTCCGTGAATTCCCGCCTCGACAACTGGACATTCACGCTGACACAACATGTAAAAGCGGACTGCGGAGCAAGTGGCACGGCAGCTTTGACACCGGTATATGTCATTAAGACCTATGTTCTTTGCCCTGGGAGGTATAGGTTCTCATTCGTTGAGACAGTGTCTCCTCCGTTTGACGACGACGACACTTCCAAGGCATGGGTAGCAGTTGCTGTCCCTGGAGTATTTGGCAATACGAGCAACCTTAAAACGAAACACAGCCAAGGTGACCTTTACTATCTTGCATCCGGAGAGAGCCTTGAGTTTGAAGTCCCAGTAGGATCACTAGAGCATTCGCATCTCTTCATCAATCTGTGGCCGTGGCCACCCTTTAAGGTGGACGGATATAATGCTATGACGGATCAGGCGCACCGCAGCTACCATGCGGGGATGACCCACGTTCAGACGCTCGCCATGGATCTGCAGCTTGTTGAGATCTATCCGATGCGCACACCGGACAAAAATGCAAATTTGACAAGGCTGCTTCGGGCGGTCGATGCACTCGATGATTATAGAATCAAAAATGAAGAACTCGACAGGCTTGAAGACCTCACGCTGGTGGACGAATACAGGCTGACGGTCAGCGGTTCGCCGCACGATCCAAAGGTATACCGGGCGACCGCAGCAAAAACGAAACACAGTGTCGGAGAGGACGACCTGCCGAAAGCACAGATCACCGCTCTTGCAACGGTTGAAAGCGGCATGAACGAGGTAAACGCCAACGGAGTGGAGACGCCGGTCGACGCGGTATCTCTCAGCCTCGTTCTGGGAGAGGCTGCGCCGGGGCTGTTTTACCAGAAACACCAGATCGCGGGAGAAAAACTGAATTTGATCAATTCGTGGACCGCTCCGATCGTACGGAGAAGGGATGAGGAAAAGTGAGAAAGGAGAAAGAGACGCGGGGGGCAATGATCGCGTACGCGCTCAACCTGCTTGACCTATTCTGCACGCTCTGGGCATTACGTCATGGGGCGGTGGAGCTGAACCCGCTGATGCGGGAGGTCACGGTGATGGTGGGCTACAAGGTCATCATCGTGTGGGCGCTGCTATGGTGGCTGAGCTTGCGCAGGGAGCGCTCGGCGCGGTATGCGCTATACGTTGCGGCCGCGGTCTACGGGGCGGTGGACGTGTACCATATGATCAACATTTTATGATGAAGGAGGGCAACATGGACAAAACCATTGACGATCTGCTTGCGGCGGAAGCTGTAACGGCGGATGATCTCTTTGTGGTGCAGCAAAATGCGACGGCAAAAAAGGTGTCCGGTAGCACTTTGCACAAATATTTTGGGCAGGAGGCCGGGTTACCAAAGCCTGATGGTGCGGAAGAAGGCTCTTTTCTCCGCATACGAAATAAAAAATGGGTGGCGGAAAAATCACCTGTTCTCATCGACCTGTATTCCGCGGGTGTAGATGCAGACCCAGCGCAGTCTGGGGAATCCCTCTCATTCGATGTATCTACAGACATCGGGGCTCAGCTTGTGGCTGCCGCCAAAAACGGCGGGGCACTGCTCAAATTCGGGTTCTTGGATAATCCAGATCGCTTGCCGGTACAGGCATATTTTGTTGGGATCATGATCGAAGGCGTGGAAACGTACCAGTTCTATGGCAAGGCGTTTTACAAATCGTGGGGCGTCAATATCTTTTTCGAAGTGAGCCTGCAAACTGGCAAGACCATAATATCCTCTTTCTGCACAATCGACCAACCGCTGCTGCCGGAAGCGGCTGACGACGGGGCGTTTCTGCGATGGAGCGTCGAACAGCAAAAATGGGTGGCGGAAACCGTGCCCGCGGCGGAAGGAGGTACGTTCTGATGGCCGAATATCTGGTACAGGGCGAAAGCATTACGGCAGTCGCCGATGCTATCCGCGAGAAGGGCGGCACAACCGCGCCTTTGAGCTTTCCGGCGGGGATGGCTAAGGCGGTGAGGGGTATCCCGTCCGGCGGGACTGATATCTCCCTCGGGCTGACCGCCGCCACAGTGGGCCAGACTGTCAAGGTCAAGGCCGTTGACGCATCCGGCGTGCCGACTGCGTGGGAGGCGGTGGATGCGGCAAGCGGGGCCGAAACGTGGGAAAAGATTGCGGAAATCGATTTCGATGTCGATGCCGCAAACGATGTTTTCGTGTGGGAATACAAAAACCTCCCAAATTATAAAGAACTCCTGTACAGAAAAGTAAACTTGGTTGGCAGCACTGAGACTAACTCTGGCATAACAATTTCTATCAATAATAGCTTTCCGCAATACAGTGGTATGGAGTATTCCAAAAAAGGCGGGCACTCTAATGGTTGGGGAAAGATTTTGACGTTTCCATTCGGATGGGTTCACGTTTGCTGCCCTAGTGCAAACTCTCCAACAAACTATGCTATGGGGGGGTTGTCGACGATGTATAACGCAATCCCGTTTGACGGAGACAGTATTACAAGCGTAAAACTTTCCAGTCACGTGACATACAAAATTGCAGGCGGAAAGCTATCACTGTATGGGAGGAGATGACGAGTATGAAAATTTGTGAAAATGGCGTTTACCGCGACATGAGCGCCGAGGAAATCGCGGAGCTGGAAAAGTTGGCAACCGAAATGCCCGCGCCCGAGCTTACGCCAGAGGAACGTATCGCGGCGTTGGAAAAAGACAACGCCGAGCTGCGCGATGCCATGGAGTTGCTGCTGAGCGGGGTGACGGCATGAGTGAGCTGAGAGAACGCGTTATCGCGTACAACACGGAAATCAGGACGGCGCTGCAAGCGGTCTACAACGACCTCAACCGAGGCCAGCAAAAGAAACTGCTGCGCAACCCTGCCATCCACTCAATGTTTGAGCGGTATGGCGTGGAGACGGATGAAAAATAAACAGAAACGAGGGAGCGGGATATGACAGATTTGGCAAGCATTGCGGCGCTGTGCTCTGAGGTGACGGTCATCATCGGGGCGGCGGCGCTGTTCATCAAGCCCGTGCGGGACCGGGTGCTCGGCTTTGACAAGCTCAAAGACGCGCTAAAGTGCGGTCTGCGCCATGACATGCTGCACACATACTACAAAAACCGCGAGAGCCAGACGATCCGCCAGTATGAGCTTGAGGATTTTATCTACCTTTATCGGGGCTACAAGGCCCTCGGCGGCAACAGCTTTATCGACAAGATCAAGTCTGAGATCGACGAGTGGGAGGTCAGGACGTGATGGATGATTTTGCAGAGGTGGCAGTTGCCATCATTGTGGGCGCGGCCCTGCTGCTTGGCGCGGCGGTGGCCATTAAGGGCATCCGCGCACTCTGGATGTGGTGCATGACATGAAGCAGCTGAAAGAGCACTGGGGCAAGATGAAAAAGCGGGACAGGTACATATCCATCGCTATTTTCAGCCTGACGTGGTACACCGTCGCCTCGCTCACCATGACGGCGCTCGGCGTGCCGCCGCCGGACGTACTGACGGAACGCTGGTTTAAGGCGTGGACGACAGAGCTTGTCGTTGTGGCAGGCATTAAGATTTTAAGAAAGGATGAAACGACACTATGAATAACGATTTGCTGAAAAAGAGATTTGCGAACCTGTGCAGCGTGAAAAGCATTGTGACGCTGGTGCTGACGGGAGTATTTGCATACATGGCCGTCACGGGCAACATCAGTCAGGACTTCATGACGATCTATGCGGTCATCATCGCGTTCTACTTCGGCACGCAGAGCCAGAAGACGCAGGATGTGATCGACAGCAAGGGTGATAGCGATGTATCACAGTAGGGACATTGCCGACCTGCGGGCGGACGTGCGCGCAAACTGCGTTATCTTCCTCGACCTTTGCAAAGAGGCAGGCTTGCCCGTTCTCGTGACGGAAACGGTCAGGGATGACGAGTACCAGCGTTATCTTGCCGCGAACGGCTACGCGGCAAAGACCGCGACGCGCCCGACGTTCCACGGCGTCAAGGCGGGGCTTGCGTTCGACATCTGCAAAAACGTCAAGGGGCATGAGTACGACGATCCGTCGTTCTTCGCCCGCTGCGGGCAGATCGGCAAGCAGGTCGGCTTTTCGTGGGGGGGCGACTGGAAGAAATTCCCCGACCGCCCGCATTTCCAGTGGGACAACCACCTCAAACACACAGGGCGCATGATCTTGGCGGGCAAGTACCCGCCGGAAATGGAGGAGTACATGGATCAGGCAACGTTTAACAAGATGATGGACAGCTATTTGTCGCAGCTCGGCACCAAGCCCGTCTCTTCGTGGGCGGCGAAAGACTGGGCGGCGGCAAAGGCTGCGGGTATCACGGACGGCAGCGCCCCGCAGAGATTCATCACGCGGCAGGAGGCCGTGACGATGATCCAGAGAGCAACAAAATAACGGTGCCCGAATCGGGCACGGAAAGGGAAACGGGCGGGAGACCTGCAACGTCTCCCCTCGCGTGAGCGCTCTGCAAGCCCCGGTGCACAGCATGGACAAGCAGCACCGAGCGATCCGCGCGCAACTATCCTCTATGGCCCCCAAGCGGGCCGTGGCGTATATCTTATCGTTTGAGCTGCCAGCGGACGAGGCGGCGTGCCTTATCGAGTGCGACGTGAGGCGCAAGAGCTACGCGCAAGTGTGTGCAGCGCTGCACCTGTCGCCGGAGGCGGTCAACCGCTGCCGCAGGCGGGCATACCAAAAAATCACAGACGGGCAAAGAGAGCACCGAGGTTAATCGGTGCTCTCTTTTTGTTCGTTCGGGTCAAGCTGGATGACCGTCCATCCGCGCCACCGACAGTGATTGTATGACGCGTCATACAGCATCTTGGCCGTACGCTTGGCCTCATACTTATCCTCTGGGTCAATGCCAAACAGCTCCACATGATCTCTGACAAATTTCGATAAGTTTTTGATCTCCCACTCACGAGCACCGTTTGATACTCGATACCATTTTGCGCGGATATTGGTCTCATATGGCCCTGTCAACGGGGATTCCAGCAGCGCCTTAACTCGAGCGGCTGGGGATTGCTGGGCCTCTGCCATAGCACAGCCGCAGGACGTGGTATGCCCGGTCATAAGATTCCTGCCCGATACGTCGGTCTCTTTGCCGCAATCACAATGGCACCGCCATATTGAGCTATTCGCGGTCGAAGAATAGCGCACATAACGCGTCACAGTCAACCGCCCAAAGCGTTGTCCAATCAGATTCTTTCGGTGATTTTCGCCCCGGGTATGGCCGCATGACGTACTGACACCCCGACGGAGATTGCTAGCAGTCACGACGCGTTCCTCGCCGCAATCGCATCGGCAGAGCCATTTTGCCCGACCGTA